CGATCAAAGCTAATTGTTGCTGAGCTAGCAGGCATTTAATTCCTCAGGTGTTAAACCCCTGCTCCTTCAGCGCACGAGTGGCTGCCTCCAAGGCGGTTTCCCGCTGCTTCTTGGTGACGACCGTTCCCTTGCGCGAAGCCACAGGAGCCGCCGCGTGGCGCTTCTTAGACTTTGCTTTAGTCCGAGCAGCACTAACATTGGCCCGAGCAACCTTGGCCGCAATGCGGACAGCTCTGTCGGGGTCAGTGGAAGCAAGGTCGGTCAAATCAGGGTCTGAATCGAGGACTTGTCCAACGGTTGCTGCGAAAGAGGCGTGGTCGATGTCGGGGTGATTCTGAGCCCAGCTTTGATATGCACGGACTACGCGCTGCTGAGCGGCAAGAGGTCGGATTTCGTCAACAGCGTTTCCAATGCCCAAGTTGGTTAGCTTGTCTTGGACTGCCTTGTTGACGTAGTAGTCGATGACAGACTCCGGGGTGGCACCTTCGGCCATNTCCGGGGGCTTGTCNTCAACNTCCTCTTTCTTGCTCTCGCCAGCGCCCTGCTGCTTAAGCAGGATCTGATCGACAACAGACCGTCTCTCATCGAGCGACCGTCGTTCATGTGCGAGTCCCTGGGTCTTCCTCGTGTAATCCGCCTGTCTCAAAAATCCACGGCGCAGTTCCTGCTTAACTTCGTCAGGAACGCCTTCCATTGTCTCAATGATGGCGAGCGGGTTGTCGGAGTAGTCTTCAGGGGCCTCGGATTCCTCGGAACCTTCGTCTGCCGAAGCGCCGGTTCCCTCATCAAGGGTATCCACGTCTTCGTGGGCCTCAACTTCGGGCGTGTCGGTGGCATCCATTGGTGTTCTGTCTCCCGGCCCGACTTTATGTCGGACGTTTTCATTATCAGGGTGCATTTGGTTTTCGTTGTCAAGTACCATCGCGCCATGGCTTCAAGAAAACTAAGGCTCACGATTGAAGAAATTGAACTTTGGCAGGATCGCATCACGCGAGCTGAGGAGTACCTGGAGGAGAACGCTCTAAGCGAGTGGAAGCTGTCCTTTGAGGACTACATTGGCGAGCGGTCCGGGTCTGGCGTCCATTACAACGACAGCGAAGGGCCAAACTTCAACTTCATGCTCTCCACTGCCAACACGCTCCAGCCAGCAATTATCAGCGCAGATCCGTACCTCAGAATGCTTCCGAGACGACCCGACGATAAGGAGGGGGCGAAGCTTGCTGAGGCTGCGGTCAACTACGTCTTCAGAGAAATCGACATCAAGAAGACTGTTAAGGACGTTGTGCTGGACGGCCTTCTGTACGGAGTTGGGTTTGCAAAGATTGGCTACGACCCGTCTGGCGCTTTCCTCCTAGACGAGGACTACGACACCGGGCCAGAGCAGCCGGATCAGGAGGAGCAACCCACCGGGCTAGACGAGCTTCGCGCCCTGCGACGAGCTATGGCCCTTGAGGACGTACCCTTTGACGATGGGCCGGAGGACAACCCAACGGTGGAGCGCGTTGCGCCGTGGGACATTCTCCTCCCGCCTGGCTACGACGATATTCAGAGGTGCCCGTGGGTTGCCGAGAGGATCACCGTTCGACTCGAAGACCTTGAGAGCGACGACAGGTTCAGCCTTCCAANGGGGATTAGCCCAGACTCCTGGCTGTCAGAAGAGGTGCCGTCCGAGTTTAGCTACTACAGGGACGACAACTTCAAGGATACGCGGCCCGCCGAGTACCTGACCGTCTACGAGATTCGATACTGGGCACGAACCAAGACCGGACTGCGGAGGCGCTGCCTGTGGCTGATCCGANGCCAGGACGGCCTTGACCCGAAGGATGCGGTCCTTNGGCACATCAACGACCCGCTCATGGTTCGCGGATACCCGTACCAGATGCTCCAGTACACCCGGGTCGCCGGGATGCTCTACGCCCCAAAGACGGCGGACCTGGCCAGCATTCGACCGATTGCAGACCGACTGAACGAGGAGTGGAGCAACCTCCTTCGGCACCACAGGATCTCATCCAGAAGAAAGTGGGTGGCTCTTCCTGGCGCTCTGGAGGACGGCAGCCTGGCCAGCCTCCTTGAGTCCGACACGGACATGGAGGTCGCAGAGCTTCCGGCCAATGTGGGAGACATCCGGCAGGCAATCATGCTCCTTCCAGAGGCAGCCCCACCCAGCACAACCCCAATGGTCCTTCAGGGGCTTCAGCGCCTGATGTACGAAATCAGCGGGGTAGATGTCTATATGCGAGGCGGCACCGGCAGGAAGGGAACCACCGCCACGGAGGTGGCTATCGCCTCTCAGTCAAGCAGCAACCGGGCAGCCAGCAGGCTCGGGCTTACCGAGAAGTTTGTTGAGGGAATCGGCAGGAAGGTGCTCGGGGTCATTCGCCAGTATTGGGACGACCCNAGGTATCTTCGGGTAGCCGGTCCCAGTGGGGAGGACGAGTTCGTTGCCTTTTCCGCAAGCGACATCTCCGGGATGTACGACGTAAGGATTGAGGCCGGNTCGACGCTGGGCAAGGATCCCGCTACCGAGCAGCAGGCGTTCATGGGCCTTCTTCAGACGATNCAGGCCACAATCGGTGCCCTTGTACCGCTCGTTCAGAGCGGCATGGCATCGCCAGACACCATCAAGAACTTCGTAGATAAGGCATTCGCAATCTGGCAAGCTGACAAGCGTATGCTTATGGAGCCAATGGCAGCGCTCCANGCCGCAGCTACCCCACAGGGGGCACCAGCAACCCCAGCGTCAGTCGGCGCTGGAAGGGGCATGGGCGGTGAAGGACAAGCGCTGGCCGGAGGCACACCACCCCAAGAGAGAACCCCAGGAGGGGCCACCAGCGGAACCGGCGGGACGGCCGACCTGGCTACGCTGATGTCAAGAGTTACGGGAGCCTGATGCCTTTCTACCCACTACGCTGCACCTTCAAAAGCTGCGGCATGGACTTTGAGCACTTCACCAAGCCCGACCTTTATCGCATTAGCGAGAAGGATGGTTTCCGGGATGTCCGCTGCTCCTACTGCGGAAGCTTCGGGACGGCAAAGCGAACCTACCCACCGGACTCTGCCCCGGCGAACCTCACTGTGAAGGGGACCTGGGGGCGGCACGCTAGCCCTGGGCTGAAGGGCCGCGACTTCTACACCAAGCAGGAGCGCGACCGACAGCTTGTGGAGGCCGGAAGCACGGGCGGCATTTACGACGGTGAGGGCTCAGAGCCAAAGAAGTCGAGCGCTACGAAGACCTACGCAGCGGGGGAGGACGGGAAGATCCAGCTTGTTAAGCGCAAGAACGGCCGTCTTGTCCCCCTGGACTCAGAGCGAAAGCCCTCCGAGCTGATCAAGGAGTACGGCGAGGAGAATGACGGACTTGTCGATTTCGCCGGTCTGCTTGAGAAGACTAGGGTCGATAAGAAGCGGCTACACGGTGGGATTATGGGCGCGCTTCGCCAGGGCTGGCTTGAGAAGACCGAACAGAAGAGGGTCTACCGCCTTCGCTGAGAAGCTAGCATCTTGCTTTTGAACTTCTTGCTCCACGCCTCATACTGGTCCCACTCGTCGGGTGACCACTTGTTGTGATCCCCAGAGGACGCCTGGACTGGATCGGCCCTGACCTCCGACCCGCTCCCTGGGCAGTAATGGGCGACGGCGTTTGCAATCATCATTGATACGCAGGCGTCGTCGTTCTTACCTGCCGGGGCGGTCATCTTTGCGTCGGTGTCGTGCCCGTCTGGGCTCCTCTTCACGACGCTCCTGTAGGCAACCATCTCCTCAAGCACCTTCTGAGAGCGGATCTTGACGTAGCCGTCCTTCAGCGCCTTCTGCATCAGGCCAACCATCGCGGGCTTTGTCTTTCGGTTGGTGTCCCAGCCCATCATCTGAGTTGGGCCAGCGAGGCTGTCTACGGTTCGCCTGCGGTACATGTTCCAGTACTTGGTCTGGTTCAGCATTGCGATCAGCCCAGCGCCAAGGCCAGAGGACTCCGGGGCTAGCACGGCGTTGTTGTAGAAGATGGCAATCATCAACACCGTCTCCGCGAGGATGTCTAGGTCAACCTTGCCTCGCCACTCGGCAACCTGCTCCATGCTCGCGATGTCAATCACCACAACATGGTCCCAGTCCCTTGATGTTGGACCCTTGCTGACATCCGCAGAGACAACATATCTCCTGCGGTGCTCTGGCTTCTTCCAGACGGAAAAGCGGCCGTTCCCCGGGAGGGCCTCTTGGAGTGCTGGAGAGTAGGAGGAGAACATCCGGGAGCGGCCTAGCTCTTGGTTTGACTCGTCAACGATCTCGTACCACTCGTGCTCTGGGCAGTCGTTGTCCCCCTCGGTTCTGAGCTTCTTCGCGCAGATGTGGCAGGGACATCCGTGGCTCCGTATCTGGCCCCAAACGTGCTCTGGATCGAATACCGGGCTTCCGGTCGTGGAGAAAGCCTCCTCATCGGTGCTTGGGTACTCCTGATGGAAGCGGCTTAGGGAGCCCCCGCACTTGCTGACCAGGGTTTCCCTGCGCCACTGGAGGTTTTCAAGTTTGATCCAGTCACCGAATCGCTCAAGAAGCTCCTTCTCGTCGTTGTCCAGGCTTGCCCTGAACTCCTTCTCNGGGACGTTNAGCTCCCTCGCGTACTCCTCCATGAGGAACCAGGGGGTGAAGAGNGCGTACCANGTGGAGTCTGGGTGCCCTGGGTGCTTCTTCTTCAGCGTCATCCANGGCGGGATCTCGTCCCACCAGACGTTTGCTGCCAGGTACTGCGTNTGNTGGAAGTCCCCAGANCCGTTACAGGTGGACTCTGCGTAGATCATNGTCCCTGCNTCNTCNGGNACNGCCTGNANNGTAGCCAGGAAGAACTCCTCTGGCCGCTTGTAGAAGGCGACCTCAGAGCAGTGGACCTGGCGGGCGGTGAAGCCACGGGCGTCGTCCACGCTCTTGGCAGTCATGACGATGAACCGAGAGCGGAGCCCAGCGGCCCCGTGGGGCGCTCTGAAGTCCAGCTCGTAGACGTTGTTGTACCTCGTCATGGGACGGAGGTTGGGCGGCAGGTAGTCGTAGAAGACCTTGCACTTGGTGAAGATCGCGCGGACGGACGGCTCCGTGTGGGCGGCGACTAGAGCCACCTCGTCCTGGCTGGTGATGGACTTCCAGAACATCCGGCCCTGGACATGGGTGGAGCAGCCAAGCTGCCGAGCCTTCGCCTCCCACACCCTGACGGGGAGCCCAGCGTTCTCCATCTCGGAGATGAGCCCCTCTCGCATCATCTGGCTCTTGTTCAGCTTGAACCTCTGGAACTCGCCTGACTTGGTCTGGATATGTAGGTGGTTGGCAGCGAACTCGATGAAGTCGTCGTGGTCGCCCCCGGTTAGGACTTCTGCCGCTTCGTCTACTTTGGCTGCTTTTGACATACCTGGCCCATGTACTTGCTCATTCTATTGCTGGGCGGCGGAAGCTCCCGGCTCTTTATCTTGCGCTCGAAGACAGCCCTCCAGTGGGTAATATTCTCCTCAAGCTTCGGTACGTCGTCCTCATGGAGCATCCGGCAGTTCCAGATGGTGCCCTTCAGAATCGTGTGCGGATAGATAACCCAGGCCACCCTCATCTCCCCAGCCACGGCGTCGAGCAGCCGCTTGGCTTCATACCTGCCAATCCCGATGGCCTCCCCGACCATCCTCGGTGCCATGTAGCCCTCCTTGTTGGCTGCCTTGAACGCCTTCTGGGCTACTGGATCTGTGAAGACATCGGAGCCGGGGTAGATGGGTGGCCCAACGTGCCAGTTGCCGTCTGAGCCGAACCACTTACGCCACTTCCTGCGGGTAAGGGCGGCGTTCCTCCACTGCTCCATCTCCCAGCCGTACCTGCTGTCCTCGTCAGCGAACTCGGGGACTACGTCGTTGGTCTGGACAGAGCCGCGCTTGGATTTTCTGGAAGACTTCGGCCTATAGGCAACGCTGTCGTCGGCGGCCCTACGCCAGGAATTAACACCCCCTACTCGGGAGTTCCTAGCCAAGCTTCACAAACCTATCCGGGGCAACGCACTTCCACAGCCGCCGGTCCTGCCAGCTAAGGCGCTGAAAGGTGTCTGTGCCGATCTCCTCAACCACCGGCACCGGCTTGGGGGCGGGCAGCGGGGCGGGAGCCTCTTCCTCAGCGTCTTCTCGAATGTCGTCGCGGGCAGCGGTGATCGCATCGAGCAGGGACTTTCGCCCCTTCCCCTCCAGCTCATCGTCGTAGAGGGCATCGAGTTCCTCGTCCGAGAGGCCGTGCATCTTTTCGATGACCTTTTTAACTGTAAGATCGCTAGGGTCGAATGACATAACAACTCCGGGGTTACTGATATGGCTTACACCAAAAAGAAGAAGAAGCTCAAGAAGCCTAAGAAGAAAGCTACCCCAAAGAAGGGGTGCGGGCCAAAGAAGAAGGCGAGAGGGATGTACTGATGCCCATGAAGTCTAAGGCTCAGCGGGGATACCTCCACGCGAACAAGCCCAAGGTGGCCAAGAAGCTTGAGAAGAAGACCAAGAAGGGCAAGAAGCTGCCCAAGAGAGCCAGGAAGAAGTAGCTAAGCCTCAGCTTCCGGGACGCCAAACATCTTCAGCACCACATCCGGCAGCGACTCTACATCCTCTGCCTCGCCAAGAGGCACGATCTTGAAGTCCCCGTAGCTGCCGTTGCCCTGCCACTCAACGTCGCCGTAGACGGTTGAGGAGGGGTCTTCCTCCAGACGCTCGACGGCGTCGAGAAAAGCCTCATCAAGACTCTCCCCGACGCCGACGATGGTCAGTCTGAAATGGACGATTTTAGAACGGGAGGTCGTCTTCGGGTCCAAGGGCACTATCCGCTCCTGCCGACGCGGTGGAGAACACCTGTACGTCGTTCGCTACAACTTCGGTGATCCACTTGGTTTCTCCATCAACCTCATACTTCCGATTGTCAATCCGTCCATCAACCGACACGCAGTCNCCCTCTTGGAGNTNNCGGATGTCGGTAATCATATTGCCCCAAACGGTAATGCGATGGACCGTAGAGAACGTCTTATCTCTCCACGCCCTGTTGGTGCGGACCCGGAAGCCCATCCTCTCCTTACCTTCGCCGCTCGAATGAATCGTGGGCGGCGCGTCTACGCGGCCCACGATGAGCGCCTTATTCATACTGGGATTGCTCACTACAATGCTCCTATCAATTTACTAACGTCGTCGTTGTTAAAAC